CTCCTGGGTCAGGGAAACCAGACGCAGAACCTGATCCTCGGTGATGCGGGTACGGTTGCTCATGAACACCAATGTGTCGCCGTACTTGGTCACAGTCGCTGGAAAATCCGTATCGATCGTTTCGGGGGCAGACGTATTGACACCACGCTGCTGGAGCATAGTTTTCAGGACATCTTCGGTGCTCGGCATCGTTGTATTATTGTTTCCTGATGGGTTTAATTCTATCCGTTTTACAATAGAACGAGTCATGAAAAACTCTGGACTCTTAGCTCTTGCCATTGTCGGACTCATTGTGGTGGGAGTTCTGTTTGCTGGGTCTCGGGAGACGTTTGGAGTCCCGGAGTTTCTAGATCGCACGTCTCAGAAACTTCAGGCCCTAGGTGAATTATCATCGTACGCCCAGCGGACAACCCACCTGCGGGCTCCCGATTCCCACCAGCCGCCGAAGGGGCAGCGTCTGGGGGTGCGGGTGGGGCAGTGGGAGGGATATAATGCTCAATTCTAGACGGGTCCTTCCGACAGTCTAGGACCATATCCCAAAACTCCTTGAACTCGTCTATGTGATCCTTCAGCCAATTGGGGTCTCGGAGAACATTCTCGATCCTGATATTCGCCAGGAGCCACCAAACTACCCGGTGCTCGTCCCCCTCAATCTTCGACTTCCAGACGTCCGGATCATCCTCCTTTGGCTTGTAGGAGATCCTGCCGTCGTCGTACACCACCATCACACCCTTGTACGGTGAGTCCGAGGCATTCCACTCTGTTCTGCCCACTGTCTTGAACTGCATCTCCACATAATCACACTCGTCGATATTACAGCACTCCATCTGCATCTGCATCTGGTGGTAGTACGCATCAGGGATGGGCGTCTCCTGTGTGAACTTGCGGGAGATCGGACACTTGAATTCTACCAGCTTCCCCCAGCGATAATCCATCTTCTCCCTTGTCAGGACAATACCGTCAGGGGACGCACCCAGAAACTTGTAGATAGGATGAACAACGCACGTCGTATCTACGATCTCTGCTCCTCCCTGAATATCCCCATAAATCTCCTTGGCCAGAGGTTCAAACTGCGTACCCCACAGACAGGCAGTAATAGGCCCTCCATCGTTCGTCCTGGGTCCATCAAGCTTCCGCATCAACAGCTCCTTCTTTCCTGACGGAGTTGCCGTCTTGAACGCCTTGGTGATCTCGGACGCCGTCATCATCTCCGAGCGACGGAGGTGCCAGCTATCCGACCGCTGGTCGGCGACTCCGTAGTCGCGGAGGACGCGATGAATCGCCCGACGACGGGCCCACACCTTACCCAAGTCGGTAGCCAGAAGTCGATATACCTGCGTTTTATAATTCCGGTAGTGGTATCCACGATCCCGGCAGATTTTCTTGATTCGGTGGGTAAGGTGGGTACAGGCATCCAGAGGAAGTTCAAACACTTCCATTATTATATCGTTCACAAGCGATACGCGTAATCCGATTTACAGAAAACCCCTGCGGTTAAACAATGACGACCACAGCCGAAATCTCTACGCAAGAAGATTGGGTCCTCCATCGCCTAGAATCCTTTTACACGCCCGACCGCCTAACCCTGCTCCGCAACATCCTGGAGAACAAGACTAACATTTCCCTCCGTATTCTGGACTGGTTTGTCACCAATTATTCGAAGATGAACAACGTGTCCTACATCTCCAAGGCCGGGAAGCATGTGATTGTTTACCTTGCCTACAAGTCCCACCTGAAGGCCTACAGCAAGAAGATGTTCGACCCCTTCTGCCGTTGGACCCGCGTGAACTTCCACGGGGTGTCCACCACTGTAGGACAGCTGAACTTCTTTGCGTGGGCCATCGAGGACGATATTATCGACTACCTATTTTCTCACCGCGACGATATCCACGCAGACATGGAGACGCGGATGTCTACGACGGATAAGAAGACCACTGCGACCGAGCATACCCGCAAGAAGCGGCACGAGCTCTCGCACTCGGCCACCAAGTCGCTGAAGAAACATGACGTAAAAATTACTGTATCGTTTTCATAACATGCGGATCTGGTACAAGGATCCGATCTACGTTGTTATACATGTGCTCTCGGGAAGCATAGCTTACTTCCTTCCCGCGATCATACCCCTTCTCCTGTTGTACCATATCCTACAGTACCTCCATGACGTCCGGTTCTTCGGCTTCCAGGGAGAGATCAGGGGGGGAAACTCCTTCGAGCATACACTGGTCAAACTCCTAGAGATCCTCGCGGGATATTTGCTTATAAAACTTATCGTGAAACCATAATTGATCTGCATGCTGTCACACAAAAGGACGGGAGTGCTATACCCCGTAAACATCGATATCGCAAACTTTGATTTGGGGACCGATGTGGAAGAATACACGTACGACGGACGCGAAGTGTTCCGTGGAAACCTCGACCCCGAATTCTCGGATGCTGAGTACCAGGTGTACTGGCTGTACGATGAAAGCCAGCGTGTAGGCCTGGCCGAACATACTGCCGAGTCTCATACATGCTACTGGTTCTACTCCAATGTGTTTGCGACCCTGCTCCAGGAACCAGAGTGGGAATCCAGAGACAGGAGCGTATGGTCCATGATGTCAGAGGCAGCGTATGAAGACTGTATGCGGTACGGCTGGACAACCATTGAAGACTTACAGAAACGAACATCCCTCGCGATCCTTCGGCCATCAGATCTTGTGAAGTATACTCAGCCTGAAACCCTGTGTATTGTCTGTAATACGAACGACAGGCTTCCTGGGTGTACACATGAAAAAAGGACGCCGCGATTCGACGTCTTCTTTACATTATTTGTGGACGATGACGGCGTGCTCTACGCTCCTCCGTCGGATACTCAGGCCTTCGCACTAGCGACCTTGCGACGACCCGACGGGGCTGGAGCGGGAGCGGGAGCAGGAGCGGGAGCGGGAGCAGGTACGACAACCCTGGGCGTAGGAGCAGACTCAGACTCCTCCTCAACCTCCTCCTCCTCGTCCTCCTCGGCGAACGCGGCCTTGGCACCGCCCACGACCGGGGCAGGGACATCCTCGGCATCGTCGACGTCGTCCTTGAACATCTCGCGAGCCGTCTGACGCTTACGCTTGCTCACCTGGACGTAGGTCGGCTTCCACGTCAGACCGAAGCCCTGGCCGATGACGTAGATGCTGCCCTGGGCCACCATCTTGGCCGAGCATCCCTTCGGGAACGCCTCCTGAAGCGACGAGGGCTGGAGAGGAATATCGACGCCGTCCTCACCAATCACCTCCATCGACACGCGGCCATCGTAGACTGGCAGCTTGAAGCGGAGCGACGGAGGGTACTTGCCGTTCGGGACCCACCCATCGCTGGTCTTGTCGACCGACACTGAGAGGAACTTGTTGAACGAGTCGCGGATTGACTCCTCGCCACGCTTCTTGCCGAACCACGCGGCAGAGTTCGCTACCGCCGCCTGGATGACAGCCTCCTGGAACTCACGCAGGAAGTTGTAGGCCTTGGACACGTCGTCCGTGCCCGTCGCCGCCTCGCGACCGTACGAGTCGCAGCCCTGGAGCGACGCCGACATCGTGTAAGACGTCGTCGTCGACCCATCCTTGTTCTCGTTCTCCTTCACGAGACAACCACCAGGAAACCCAAGCTGAGGGAAACGGAATTGAACATTCTGGTTGAGGTACTTGAACGAGATAGACTTACCACCCTGCTTATTCGGGCGAGGCTCGGAGAACTGGATATCGGACGCGGAGATCTTAGAGACGTTAACGACTGCGGGGGCTGCCATGATGTGTGTTGTGCTATTGGGTCTCCCTGATTTACCCCTGATCCGTTTTTACCGAATAAAACTGTATCACCGTATTGTATTTTCGTATCATCGGATTGTAAATACAATAAAGTATGAGCTGTCTAGCCTGTAAAAACAAATCTTCGATCGACAGATGTGAATCGAGAGCCCTGCGAAACTTGCCGTACTGCGGAAAGCATATGCGGTGTAAGAAGACGAACCAGTGGGCTGAAAAGAACCCGCTCATTCTTTCCAGCATCCTGAAAATTCAGTCCCTTATCCGCGGAGTGCTGACTCGCATTCCACTTCGTATTGCGGGAGTCGGAGTCCTGAAACGATCTGTTTGCCACAATGACGACGAAATTGTGACGATGGATCACAAGACGAGCGTTCACCCCCACGACTACTTTTCCATCGAAGAGGGGGGAAAAATCTACTGGTTCGATCAGCGATCGATTATTCAGTGGTCGCAGAAGGAACTTGAGATCAGGAATCCATATACACGCACAGTCCTATCTCGCAAAGATACCCGACGTCTTCGTTTGGCATGGAACTTCCGTCAGAAGAACGGGCTCCAATTGTACCACGAAGGACAACGCCAGCCGATGTCTGTTTCCGAGCGTCGAGATAACCGGTGGCTGCGTGTGACCCAGATCATGCGTGAGAACGGGTACGAAGAGATCCACCACGAAAACTTTATATCCATGAACATTCCTCAGTTTGCGATCTTTATAAACTCGCTAACGGAAGACACAAGGTGGCTGTACTTTGAGAGCCATGATCCCAATCTACACCGGTTCCACTCTCTCCTTAAGAATATCCGGAACGCAGCCTACACGTACAACTGCGAAATACAGTTGAGCTCCGATGTAGCTACACTCATTTTGAGTATCATGTACGAAATCCGCGATCTGGAAGATTTCGTGTTTCTCGTATACGGGGCATATCATCGGGCCAACAGTTTCGAGCATTCAATTTAGAGATTT